GCTGTATTCACCAGCGTCACGCTGACATCCGGCAAGATTGCTGCTTACAAAATCTGATGGCACTTGCCTCTTCGCTACAGAAGACAGCCTCCAAGCTGATGGGCAAGTTTGGTGGTGCGCTGACCTATAGGCGGGTTGCCAGCGGCACCTACAACGCCGCCACAGGCGCCATGGGTGAGACGGTGACCGACTACGCCCTACGTGGCGTGTTGCAGGATGTGAACGCCCGTGAGGTCAATGAGCTGATCCAGGCCGGTGACAAGCGGTTGTTCATCGCGGCAACCGACCTAGCCGTAACGCCCAGCACCGCTGATCGAGTGCTCATCTCCACCGTGTCGCATCAGATCATCAGTGTCCAAACATACGAGCAGGATAATCAATCGATCACCTACGAACTGGTCCTGCGAGCCTGATCATGGCAAGACGCATCAACATTGGTCAGATCGGCAACTTCTGCGAAGGCCAGATGAATCAGTTGTTGCGCGTGGTGGTGCTTGAGACGGATGCGGAAGTCAAGTCACAAAGTCCAGTGGATACTGGACGATTCCAAACAAGCTGGGCGATTGGCGAGAATGCCACTGGCAATTACGACGCTGGAACCGGCGGATCACTGGCACCTGTTGGCATCAATTACACGCCTGGCACTGAGCGCGTTGGCAATACATACCACGTTCACAACTCGTTGCCATACGCCGAACCACTTGCTAATGGCCACAGTGATCAAGCACCGGCAGGGTGGGTGGATATCGTTGCCAGACAGATGATTAATCGCGCTAGACAGCTTGCTGACACCATTGGGAGGCAAAATTAATGGCCGCATTAGATCTCAATGCGATTCGTGCTGTAGTTGAGAGCCGCCTAGCCACAGAACTGGCAACCGCGCCGCCAATTCCCGTGGTGTTCCACAATATGGCCTACACGCCCACACCGGGCAGCACCTGGGTGCAATGTGCCGTCAGCTTCGGCAACAACAACTACCTGACCATGGGCAGCACTGCCGGTGCTAGCAATAGCGTCATCGGCGTTGTAGTCTTGAATATCTTTTCCGCCAAGGGTGTTGGATCTGGCGCCAATCTGGTAATCGGCAAAAGAGTACGAGACCTCTACAATAGAATTGTTGTATCAGGGGTTCGTTTTGATCCCCCAACTGGCCCAGAGGTGGTGGCCACGCCGTCTCCCGAAGGGTATTTCCAAACTCAGGTCAGAATGACCTTTGAAACCTTCGAGGATCTCTAATCATGGCTTTTTATCGCGGCGAACAAGGCTCCGTCAAATTTGACGATGCTGGCACCACTACTGCCACCATTGCATCCACCCGTTCGTGGTCTATGACCATCGAGAAGGATGTACTGGAAACCACCTCTTTGGGTGCTACCTACAAAAGCAACATTGGTGGTTTGATTGCTGGTTCTGGCACAGTTGAACTGATCTACTCCGCAAGCAGCGCTGACGAAACCAACACCTTCATCAAGGCTGCTAACACGGCAACCGATCAAGGCGGTGCAGCGTTTGAATTGTTCCTTGACACCGCCGGCACCAAGAAGATCATCTTCAACGGGCTGATCACTTCTGCCGATTACAGCGCCACTGTTGGCGAGTTAGAGGTCATCACCTGTAACTTTGTCACGACTGGAACCATCACTACCTCCATCTAATCATGGCTTTTTATCGCGGCGAACAAGGTACGGTTTTCTTTGATAAAGACAGCAGTGGCGGCATCTCTGAGATTGCTGCTGTGCGTTCTTGGTCTTTGACCGTGGAAAAGGACGTGCTTGAGACAACTGCTCAAGGCGCAACCTACAAAGCCAACATCGGTGGCTTGATAGCAGGCAGCGGCAGCATGGAACTCATGTACGACGCGCCCAGTGCTGGCGACAAGCTTGACCTGATCAATGATGTCAACACAGCGACCGACGAAGGCAATGCCTCAGTCGAGCTGTATCTTGACGAAACTGGCGGCAAGAAGATCACCGGCAGCATCGTGATTACCTCTACTGACTACAGTGCTACTGTGGGTGAACTGGAAGTGGTGACGGTTAACTTCACCATGAACGGTGCCATCACTACCTCCATCTAATGCCTGCATCACCACGCCCCGTTGATCTTCTCACCGGGGCTTTTGACCTCAACCAGCGGCGTCAATTCAATATTAAGAAGGAAGACGGCACCGTAGTGTTGTCGTTGTACTTCAAACCGATTACCCGCGCTGATCGCAAGCGTGCATCTGGCCTTGCTGGATCTGAGGAAGCCTTGGACATCAGTACCCAGATGCTGTGCCACATGGCCGAACTGGAAGACGGCACCAAAGCCTTTGCATCAGCCGACGCAGCCAAGCTGCAACGTGAACTGCCGGAATCGGTGCTGAATGAACTGGAGCTGTTCCTGTTTGGTCTTGGTGCGCCTGAGTCGCTGGAAGAAGCAAAAAACGACTAGAGGCCGATAGCTGGCTTTACTTTGAAATGTTTCTGGCTACCGAGCTAGGCATGACGGTAAGTCGGCTTCGGCAGGAACTGACGGATGCGGAGTTCGTTCATTTCGCTGCATATTACGAGGTAAAGGGCAAACGTGAGCGCGAGGAAATGGACAAAGCCAAGAATCGCAGTAGGTAGACTAATTCCATAGAGATGGTCGATCCGTGGCAGTAGCAACCGTCGATATTCAAGTCAATAGTCAGGGTGCCGTTAGCGCACTTAGGCAAACAACCGCTGCATCAAGGCAGCTTGAGTCGGCTATTGGCAATCAGACCAAGCAAATACAAACCGCTGCCAATGGTATGCGGTATTTCATTGATGCTACAGGTCGTGCGCGAGCCGAAAATGGGAGATTTCTAAGCAGTACCCAAAAAGCAGCTGCTGGATTGAACAAGCAAACAGCAGCAGCAAATGGTCTAGGAGGTGCAGTAGGCAAACTGCTGGGTTCATTCGCGCTCATCTCAGCCGCAAAATTTGTCTTTGCCAAAACGGCAGAGCTTGAAACACAGACAAGGAGTCTTCAGGTCTTAACTGGCAGCGCTCAGCAAGCCAAATCGATCATTCAGGAGCTCCAGCAGCTTGGCGCAGTCACGCCATTTACCAGTACGGAGCTAATCGATACAGCCAAGCGTCTTAACGCTTTTGGTGTTGAAGGTGACAAAGTTGTTGAGACCACTAGGCGGCTTGCTGATGTAGCTGGCGCCACCGGTGCAGAACTTCAGGGTTTGGCCACGGCGTATGGTCAAGTTCAAGCCAAGGGCCGCTTGCAGGGCGAGGAACTGCTGCAATTCCAGGAGCGTGGTGTAGCGCTTCAGGACGAATTGCGGAAGATGTATGGCCTGACTGGTGAAGAATTCCAGAAAGCGCTCAGCAAAGGCCGCATTAGCGCAGAAGCTGTTGAAGTTGCAGTTAAGCGACTGACAGATACTGGCGGTAAATATGCGAATGGTGCAATCGCTCAGAGTGACACGCTTCAGGGCAGATTCAGCACGCTGATGGATGGCGTTGAGAGTCTGGCTCGTGGTATAGGCACGGTGTTAGCACCAACGATCAAGAATGTGCTCAATCTGGCAATCATGGGCATCGACGCGATCAATACGTTGATGGCATCTGGACGCAGTGCCGCGTTTAGCAAGAACCTATTGGCAGCGCAGACCAAACTCGGTGCTGGCGCACTCGGAGTAGATCCCGCACTCAAAGATACACAGAATTTAATCAATCAGCTGCAAGGTTCTAAGCAGAAAAATCTGCAAGGCGCAAAAGCAGATCTGCAAACCATCGCAGATATCAGAAAAACGCTGCAAAGCGTAAGACAACGCGAAATGACGTTCAATCTGTCAAAGATTGGCCGTGAAACCATCGGCAGGCAATTCCAGCAACTGCGCAGCCTAGAAACAGCAGCTAATGCAGCTGTTAGAGCAGCTCAAGCAAAGCAGCAACCAACCGGATCTAATGCTATTCCAGCATTGCTGGGCGAGACTGGGGGCGGAAAGAACAAAAGCGATAAAAGCGCTGAAACAGCTGCCAAGCGAGCAGCAGCTGAAGCATTGCGCCTCAAGAATTCGCTGGGTACTTTGGGTACTGAATTAAGCCTAAAACAACAAATAGCTGGCATCGATGAAAAGATATTCCAGGCTGGTTTGGCCAAAGACAGCACAACCGCTATCCGACTCGAAGGTGAAAAGAAATTAGCACAGATCAATGCCGACATTCTCAAGCTAGAGAATCAGAAACTGACTCCACAAGAAAAACAAGCAAAAATGCAATTATTGATACAAGATCGCACAAATGCCCAGAAAGATACACAACAGCAGTTGATTTTGAATCAAGTGCAAGCGGCACAGCAGGCGGAAGCCGCCATACGCCCAATCATTCAGGAAGGCGAATTGCTCAAGGCCAAACTCGCTGGTACAGAACTGCAATACCAGAAAGAGTTACTCATTAGGCAAATCCTGAAAGACAATCCCGGACTGCGTAGAGATGAAGTTGCAGCGATAGTCACTGAGAATGAAGCACTGCAACGCCAACTAACTCAAGCTGAACAGTTAAAGCAGGTCTATTTAGATGTTGGTATGACGATTAAATCTGGAGTTGTGGATGCTATTCAAGGTGCCATCGATGGAACAAAAAGCCTTGGTGAAGTAGCAACCGGCATACTCAAGAACATCGCAAACAAGGTTCTGGATGTTGCCATCAACTTTGCTCTGTTCGGAGCTCTGAGTGGTACTGGAACTGGAGGTGGCCTGCTTGGCGGGCTAATACCCAGAGCCAGAGGTGGCTCAGTGAGCGCAGGCACCTCCTACATGGTCGGCGAACGTGGCCCCGAGCTGTTCACACCCAAGCACGGTGGCAGCATCGTCCCCAACAACGCGCTAGGCGGCGGCAGCACCAGCGTGGTGGTCAATGTGGATGCAAGCGGTTCCAGCGTCCAAGGTGATCAAGCACAGGCCAAGCAACTCGGTGTTGTCGTTTCTGCTGCGGTGCAGGCAGAATTGGTCAAGCAACAACGCCCAGGCGGGCTCCTAGCCGGTACACGACGCTAATGGCTACCTTCCCAAGCATTGCACCGACTTACGGCGCACAGAAGACCAGCCAGCCAAAGGTGCG